CTCCCGGCACTGCTGCTCCCGGCACTGCTGCTCCCGGCACTGCTGCTCCAGCGCCTACATCAAAGGTCCAGAGACTTGATCAATTTCCGTTACCAGCACCTACAGCAGAAGACATTGAATCTGTCACCAATGCTATTAAGGGATACGGCTTAGGAGGTCTTGGTTTACCTTATTTTGATATGCCCCAATTAGGAGTAAGAAACCAAAACGTCTTTGTTCCCGGTGGAAAAGAACGCGTATTGCGAGCTGGATATGTTAAACAACCAGAAAATATCGGCATAAACACAGGCAAGTTTATTGAAGCGGAAATGCCTAAAATTCAGGAAGCATTGAAGCAAGGTGCTAATGTGGGTATTGGTCGGCATTTAGGGGCAGAAGGGTCATTAAAATTAATTTTAGGACCAGACAAAACTATATGGCCTGTTAACGTCGATGAGAATGATGTCGTTACACCTAAAACAAATTTCTACTCAAGTCTTACACCGGAGCAAAAATTGCGTCTTAATTCGGTGTTAGCTCCATTAATAAAACCGGATGATGCGGTTGTTGAGCAAATTAAAGAAGCTAGGAGACAAAGGGTTGATTCTTTAAATACGACAATAAAAGACATGGCCGATTATCGCGAACAAGTGTTTAAATCATTGACTGATCAGTATGATCAAGGAGAAGCATACAAGCGTGCAAAATTAACGCAAACTGCAAAAACTGGACCTGAACAATTAACCGTAGCTCAAAGATTAGCAGACTCAGACGCTATTCGGACAGAGGTTAAAGATCAGATTGCCGGTGATGCTTCTGTTGCAACAGAATTAAGTAAGGAAAAGGCTAAAATTGAGGAAGTATTACTCGATGTAGATAACATTAATGCTGCTACGAAAGTACCTATAAACATCATCCGTGCGTTTTATCAGCAACGATCTACTAATGCCAGCCGCAGATTAAATACTGTAATGATTAGTGAGCCTGCAAACACTGTTGGTGATTACGCAGCACGTAACAAGAAAATGTATGGGATTAAAACAGCAGCAAATAAAGATGCGATCAAGTACATTCGAGATACATATGTAACACCACGACAAAGTACAGTTGCTGGTCAAAGACCAAATACAACAACAGTAGATAAAGAACTAAAGGCTATTGAGGATTGGCTTGAGACACTAAGATAGTGAGATAATGATATATGCGAAAACCTAATGTAAACACAGCATCGAAGAATCGTGGGTATTTTCGGCAAGCATTAGACATGGGTGAGAAGTCGCCTAAGTTAACAACAAAAAATGCTCGCAATTTAGGTGAGTGGGTACAAGCAAAAGCTGATGATGAAAACGAAAAAGCTAAAAAAGAATTTCGTGAAAAAAAATATCCAGAGATAATTAATAAGTTATCGACAAACAAGTGGAAGACAGACGGCATATACACAGAGGACGCAGACCTTAGAGATGCTCTAGACAAAGGGCATATTAACTACAAGGAATACCAAAAAGGTTCGACGTTAATTTCGCGTCGGTTACTTGAAGCGAAGAAATTAAAGGTTATTCAACGAGAAGGTGATGACCCGATCGATGGTGCACAGTTAGTTACTGGCAGACAGTATGTGCCATATCAAAGCCCAGTTGATATTAAATATGCTCGTAAAGAGCGTTATCGCCAAGCTGAAATATTACAGAATAAGGTAGCACAAGAAAACCCATTGAGTGCACCGTCATTGGCGGCACGTGATATTAGCAATATTGCTGGTGGTGTAGCTGGTCTCGGTCTAGGTGCAATTCGTACGGCTGCTAATGCAGGCTCGATTGCTACGGATTTTAGATTATTTGATGACGCCAAAAATCTGTTTGATGAAGGTGAACGCAAATATTATGCTGGGGCTGAAAAGACTGGCAAAGAAAACATATTCCTTGAGTCTATGTATGGCGCGAGTGCTGGTACTGAACAGATTTTAGCAGCTCCGTTTGTTTGGGGTGGACAAGCAGGTAAATACACGGTTGGTCGTGGTCTTGGTATGCTTTCCGGGCAGTCTGCTCAAACATCAAATGATGTTTACGACACTCTCGGAATTATGGATTGGTATCGAGAAAAAACTGGTGATGAAACAAATTTAACTCGTCAAGTGTGGCGTCAGGCAGCAAAAGACACTGTTGTTAATGCACTGAGCGCTGGTGCTGGCATGGCAACAATGAACGTGGCTGGCAATATATTTGCTAATGCACTGCGTCCTGTTGCTGGATCAATGATTGGTTTTAATAAATTAAAGACAGTCGGTATGTTTTTGCCATCTGCCACATCTGCATTAGGAACGTCCGGTGTTCCGGGGCAGGCGGTGCGTGGTTTAGGTGGCACAGCAGAACAGGGTGAGCTTGCCAATCAAGTTACTAGTTTTATGGGGTCTCCAATTGAAGGCGTAGTTGGCGCAATTCCAATGACTGCCCGTGATGAAAATGGAAATGTCATTGACATCAATCAGCAGGAACGAGCTATAAAACAGCAAACAGATCCTTATGGTGTTTCCGAATTTGCTACTACTATGGCTATGTTTAGCGGTGGTACTGCAAGTTTTTATAAGGACGCAAAAAAGCTTTATCAAGTAAGTAGAATGTTGTCACGCGTTGGCGCAAAAGAACCCGGCAAGTTTGCTCAAGCAGGACAAAGACTTGCTAGGCAAAAGGCTGAATTAATTGGCGCTGTCGGACCAGACGCAATGTTTGCAATGAATAACGTGTTGCAACCAGCAGCGCAAACGTATCGTGCTGCAACGGACAAGACAAAAGATCAGGAAGGTAACTTGTTGTATCAAGCACCAACCTTACTTGATTTAGCAAAAGCAACTGTACTCACTTTTGGTGCAACAAGACCACATAAATCAGTGTCGCCGATAATCCAGCCTGTATTGCGTGGTAAGCCATTAATGAGTGGTGTAGATATCAACGCACAAGCCTATTACATGGCGCGTGATTATGTTGATGGTGGCGACTGGCGATCAACATACGTCAATAAGCGATTTGCAGATTTGACTGGTAATAAGGATGCTCACCCAGATGATGTAAGACGTGTCGCGTCTGCAATATATGAAATGGTGAAGACCCCGGCTATGGAAGAAATGTCTAAAGGACGTATGCTTCCACAACATGCTATTGAAGGTATGTTCATACGTCTAGCCGAGGGCAAAGGTATTCAACACGAAACAGGTGAGGTATCGCAAGCCGAAGTTAATAAACTGATTTCTTCAATGCGAAAGAAGGGTGATAAGAACCCACTCCCAGATGATAGTCCATTACTGCAGCATGGTATTAACCCAAAACTATATGCTACAGATCCAGCTGCTAGAAAAACGCAGATTACTGAATTACAAAAACATATTGCTGGGGAGCTACAGAAACAAGTCCAGCAATCACAAGCACCTGCAGACGCAACTGGTAAGCCAGAAGATGTTTCTGATGTTGCGCCTGAATCTACTGGTAATAAATTCTACGCAGTACGTATAGAAGATACTGAAGACGGAACTCCACAGTACATTGCGTACAATTCGCACAAAACTGGATACGGACATACATTTCGGTCCGCTGAAATTGTTAAAGGTGATCAGGATATAAGCGACCTAATCGACATCAGTTCAGCAGCTAACATGGCTAAAAACCGATTGCACACTGCTGAGAATCTTGCTCGCGTAGTCGCTACTAATCCAGATGTTATGAATCCACTAGGTATGAACCGCTGGACTTCTGAAAATGGTGAGTCTACGCGAACCATCGGTGGGTTTAAAACTGACGGTGGAGTTATAGTTAAAAATTACAACTCTGTTGATGGAAGCGTAACTGAAGAGGTTTTACCTAGTACGCAAGTTGCTCGTGAGATTGGCGTTTTAGCACCAAAATTAGCAGCAGCAATTGGTAGTCACCTTGAGGCTATGAACTCAACAAAAACCGAGTTAGCTGAGATACCAGACTTTTATGAGTCAGTTGACTTCCCAGACAAGGTTAGTTACACAAGTAAAGATGGCAGTACGCGTGATGTAAATGGTCGGTTAATATCTACCTTTGGAGTTATGGATCCAATAGGTGTGTTTCAACTGCAAGATGGCAGTATTTATGTGCAGCCTGTTCGTGATCAAGGTGTTCGCACAAAAGCTCCATTGACGTCGAGGCAAATTGATAGCAGCTCTGAAGCAATTAACGCCAAAACATTAGCTCAAGCACAACGCACGATAGAGGCAAGTGAAGGTTACATTGACCTTGATGTACACAATATGGGTGTGCCTACACGCATGTTGCTTAGTCCGGAGCAAATTGAGTTAGCACGAACTATTATGGAGTCCGAGTTACCTGACGCTGATAAAGCTATGGCACTACGTAATGCTATTGCGGAATCTATTGCGTTAGACACACCGCCTAATAGTAAGGCTTATCGCATTTCAGAAAATGGCGAAGTCGTACAAGACGCAGAATTATTACCGGGCGATGTAATTATTGGCCATTTTGACCCATTGAAGATAGGCGATGATGGGCAAAAAGGTGTTGTCATTAAAACTGACGGGCGATTAGTAACGGTCAAGTTATTGTCAGACCCGGAAGGTTTGGGTTATACGGCTCCAATTGATCAAGTTGTTATCGACACACATCATGATCGTACTGAGATGAACAAGCGATTAAGTGAGTTTGTTCCATCCGAAGAAACACCTACACTGCGTCCGTTTAAACGTGCAATGGCAGACGAAGAAGAACTTGCCATATTTGTTGCAACAAAAAATGCAGTCACAGTACAGAAAGAAATAAAGCAAGCATCTGCCGAGCAACTGCCAGACATTATAAAAACATATGTGCGTGACGCTCGTTCGATGCCTCAAGCTGTTAAAAGTGGATTGATTATGTGGGCTGTTACTAATCAGAACACTGAAGCAGTTATTGATGCAATGGTTGCCGTATATGACGACGCAATGTCTGAGTCCACGCCAAACATTCATTACTTACATCAAGTGGCAAATCTATACAATGATGCTCGTTTTATTGACACGTTGTACACAATCGATGATTTAAATACATCTTTACCAAAGGCTGGTTTGTTTTCTGCACGATCAATACAAGATGCAGCAACAACTCGCGCAATTGCTAGGCGCATGAATCAAATTATGCTTAGGTCTGATAATAAGATTGGACCAGCTGAGGCATATCGCAAGGCCGTTAAATCGCTTGGCATTACTCCAGAGCGTAATAGCACAACTGAGCGTGATGCTAAAGCAGAAAGTGTATACATGCGTGGTATTGCGCCACAGGCTGTAGCGCACATAGAAACCATGTGGCACATGAAGCGGCTTAGTGGATTAAACTTAGATGCGCAGGTTCGTCTAGGTAGAGCTATTACAGTTATTTCGGATACTGTAGCTGCACGTAAAATTTTAAATGACGCTGGTTTACCAGCAATGTTTGTTGATTTTTGGCGCGGAGAAAATTACTACAATCAATCTTTAACGCAAGTGCGCAATTTAGTCAATGCTGAAACTACTGAGACGGCAGGATCAACTGAAAAAGCACTACGTAGTGTTGGCTTAGACTTTCTGTATTACGCTGCAGGAGATAGAGATCAAGTATACAAGCGCAATTTATTAAGTAAAGACTTAGATGCGTTTAAAGCATTCCAGAAAGAATCTGGTTTGTACATTGCAAACTCGGTTATACCTAAGATTATCATTGACGCAATCGGTGAGTCTGTAGAAAATAGTCAATTCCTAGGCTTTACTAAAGATGGTAAAGCTGACCAGACTAATCAATTATCATTCTTGTCCGTATTAGCGAAATATGGTCGTGAAATCGGTGAGGTGATAGCTAGATCAGAAATACCTGAGATAGACAGAGAATCTATTGTAAACGCTATGTTTGAGCTGTTATCTCAGGTAGAAGAGAATCCAGCTATTGCTGAGCGTGTAGCAACATATGATGGAAGTGACAATGGTAACGGCGTTGACACTGTATTACGCAATGGTAATAGTGTTACTAATTTAACTGCCGTTGAATCAATGCAAAGCGTAAATAAAGCAGCTGACGAGATTATGGATCACGCAGTTGTTGATGAGTTTCAATCTGCCGATAAATCAAGTAAACGCATTATCGGCGACGAAGAACTAACGGAGACTGAAAAGGCTCAGTTAGCTATGGAAGAAAACGATATAACTGGGTTACGTAAACTAAACGTACAGCGATTAACTAATATTAAAAACTTTACGCAGGTTGTTAACGCATTAAGTACATTTAAGATAACCGATGTAAATACATTGCTGGATAAATACGCACACTTATATGGGTGGGATGTTGCACAAGAAGCGTTAGCCTTAGCTGAAGAATCCGGTGATAAGGATGCTATCAACGCAGCAAGAGATGCAGAAGTAGAACCGAGACGAAACACGTTTCTTGCAGCATTTAGGCATTTAGATAACATCATCAGTAATGCTAAGCAGTTAAGTTTACTTTACATGGATGGCGATGTACATCTAGATGAAAATTTTGAATCTGCATTGGGTCAATTAGAAAATGCCTATGACTCATTGCAAAGTTTTTACACTCAAGCTGCCATATCTCATAAGGCACTTTTAGCACTTGGCGACAGTGATGTTGCTCGTGGAAAACTAGTGTCTCAAGATGAAGATGGAACAAGCACTGAGGCCACTACATTTGGCGAGTCAGATGATAAAAGTCAAATTGCGATTCTGCAAAATCAGATACGTGCTATCAACGCTGACTCGACAATTCCTATAGCAACAAAGCGCGAACAAATAGCTATCCTCCAACAGGCTATTAAGACCTTTTCAGCTAAAGTCGAAGACCAACAGAAAGGAGGCACTATACAGGAGAAGTTTATAACAGCGTTAAATAATTTCAATAACGCCGTCGTCAAGGTCCCGCAACCGTTGTTAGAAAAATTTGCGGATGCACCGCAAGATGTTTTAGCTATTCAGTTAAACATCATGCAAAACATGTATGACTCACTTATCAGCGATCCGTTACGTGAAATGGGTACGGCTCGATCAATTGCATTTGGTGAAAATTCAGTCCGAATGTTACGACAAGTTACTCGTATGGCGAAAGAGCAACTAACCTTTTTGTCGGATGCAATGAAATCACAAGAGGTGTCTATTGATGTAGCCAACGGTGAAGTGTCAATCAATATTTTTGGCCAAAAGCGTAATGTTCAAGACATTGAAAAAATTGGCATGGCTATCGATCGCGATAATCCAGACGTAGTAAAAATAAATCCCGACACAAATGTAGCCGATGCAATGTTTGTGAGTAGCGCGATCGATCCACTGTTAGCTGAGTTTTTAGATGATGATCCTTCTGTAGTAACGTATGCCATTAGCAGTGATACTGGTTTTGACGGCATGGTTGTACATGAACAAAATGCTGCTGAAAGAGCAAACTTATTGGCTATGCATGCTAGAAACTATGCTGGCATGCGAGAGATTTTATCTAAGGTGCTTACTAGTGAGTTAGAGTTAGCATCGTCGGACACATCTTTTGAAAAAGTCAAACTCTTTGGTGATTCACAAGTGCAGGCAATTAATTCTCTGACCGTTGTGTCACCTGTGCGAAACAATAACCTTGGTGATGTTGCAATAAATACTGCTGGTGCATTAGACGCTGCACAAAATAAATGGCGCAATGAGACCATTAGAACTTTTGATCGTGCTGTTAAAGACGGTATAGCAATCGAAGGTGGCGAGAAAATTGTTGCATCTGTTGCTGACGAAAAGGCAGTTAAGGCTGTAAATAAACGCATTAATGATTTGTTTAAAAATCTTAACGTTGACAATGCAAAATTTACTGCAAGTGAATTAGCGACAAGTGTCCGCATGATTTTACAGACAGAACTCACTGGTAAGAGCGACTTTCAAAAAGCGTTACTATCTATAACTAAACCAGACGCTTTAGTGTCTCAGTGGGCAAAGATTGATCGAACTGGAACATATGCCTCATTCAGAGCTGGCTACAATGATGTACCGCATCAAATTGCTACGACATTAAAAGCATTATCTGAGGCCGGTAATGAGGCAGTCGCATTTACAACAAATGCCTCTGGTAGACACAGTATTTTTTCCGAGCCTGCAGAAGGTCAGTTGAAAGCACTTAAACCAGCCACCGCTAAATTGTTGTATGACATGTACAACCAAATAGATACATCTGAATATACAAACCAAACACAAGTTGAAAGTATTGACAGGATAAAAGGCATGTATCGACAGGTTATGTCCGATGCTGCATTGCGTCCTGCAAAAAAATTAGCTGGTGACTTAAATATGGTTAATCAGCTGGCTACTGGTTTAGCAAAGTTGTATGACAATTTTGCATTTGGTCATGCTAACGACAAACTTAGTATGTTGTTGGGTAGTCAACAACCGCAACACCGTATTGAGGTTATTAACGGATTACGTGCAGTAGGAGCACGTGAGCAAGTAGTACAGGCATTTATACAGAACTCATCTTTATCGTTTGCACAGTTTATGGGTGCGACTAAAGCTTTGACACCGGAACAGGTCAATGCGTTTCGTGCCTACATGATTGCTCGTGGACGTCAAGACTATTACTTGAATAGCGGTCGCGTATTATTTACTACTAAAAAAATTATGAGCTTAAGTAATGTAGCGATGCGTGATCACCTTGGCAGCGGTAAAGCCAAACAGCAAGTTTATGGTGCTACGTTAAACCTGCAGAATAAAACAGCCAAAGCAACACATAAGTTATTGATGATTGCTAGTGACATGAGTGCTGATCGCAATGCAGCAACACTTGCTCACGAGGTTGGTCACGTATTATTCCATGGTGTTTCCGATGGTAATCAGATGAGATTACTTGAGTCACTGTTGCCAATGGGTGCAGAGTTTTTAAGTCGCATTAATGAAACTCATCCGCTGTATCCGGTGATGACTCAGTTGGAGGCAGCTCGTGAATACCGACGTAAGTTTGGTACTTTAGATTTAGAAGCTGCATGGGCAAACTTAGATGATGTTGATGGAATATCGTTAAAGCAAGATTGGCATCCATTTGCTCATGAAACTTTTGTCAGTGGATTCCTAACTACGCTATCTAACTTTGAGGCGCCTATTGCTAACAATGCTGCAATGTCAATTGATCGAGATGCTGCAGCTATATTTCAAGAAGTAGGTGGTCCATTACGTGCTGCGTGGAAGGGTTTAGCTAGAACCAGCCCTGCAGACATACTACGAACTGCTGATGGCAAGTTTCAACAGCAATGGACATCTCCTATTCCTTTTGCCAAATACAATACAGGCAGACGAACTGTTTCATACCCACAGTTACGGCAGGGAGATTACGTTAGTTTAAACGTACCGCCAAAGGGACGTTTGGACGGTCGCCCATACGTACATATGTATTCGCCAAAGGATATGGTACGCATCTGGATTGACTCAGGTTTTGGTACTGGTGTAGGTCAAACGTACGGATACGAACACGTTATCAACGGACGTAAAATTAACTCACCATTTAAGGATCAAACACTTACACAACTGTTCGTAGATAAGGTTCGTGATGGAAGTTATGATCCTCGTGACTTCTGGTTTACGCCTATTCATGGTGCTACTAAGAACCTGCGACTGTTTGGTGAAGATGACTCCATGCAACAACGTTACGCTTTCCGATTGCAAGGACGCGTTGTTGATCAAGTTGTAGCAATGGACCCACGGTTTAATCAAGGTAAATTCAGTACAGCATTTGTTGATAACGCAATGGGCGCTACTATTACTTATGTAAGTGTTGCGCAAGATGGCGGTATTGATAAAGATGGATTCTTCCCTACACACTTACATCTGCGTGACCGAGATGTTGCCGAGGGACGTTATGTAAAAACGTCAACGAAAGGCATTGCGCGAGAATATGAATCAGTACCATTAAAGAACTCGTATTACGTTCTTGAAGTCCCTGTCACATTACGTTATGGCACTGGCAAAACGGGTTTAGGGCGAAACACAACGGTACGTATGTTGGTTAGCAGTGAAGCTCTAGCTGATTTAGACGGAACTACACAACCACGCCTCCATGGATATTCAGGTGAATACAACAGTAAGTTCTCTGCGGTACTTTACGATATTAATCGGCGTGTGTCTCAGGTACAGAAGTCTCTTGTAGGACTATCAGATTATTCTGATCAAGTGGCCTTAGAAAAAAAGATACTGACCGGAACTTCAGTAGACTTTCAAGGCAATCGCCCAGCGTCGGAAACAGCAGCCGACCGTATTGGTGCTTACTTTGCTGACCAATTTAAGCACGTTAGAGCAGCTGGTGTTGACATGCGTGGCATGATGAAGGTCGGTCGAGCTTCTGTTGAGGCTGATATTTTTGACCACATGATGACGCAAGGTCTAATTAATGACGAGGGCGGAATCACATTAGAGGGTACTGACTTCCTAAATAGGCTTAATGACAATGCTATAAATCCGGTAGGTGACTTTATCTACAATAATGGATTATTTAGAATGTCTATTGGTCGTGATCAGATGATGTATGATTCACGATTTGCGTATGATGACGCTACAAGCCAGTTCATCTTGAATGTTGATGCTCCAGAGTATAAGGGTTTAGTGCAGTTTTTTGATCAATTGAACAATGCACTTGACAACAAGACTACTGACCCTGATGCACGTCAAGACATGTTAGAGCAATTTGCTTACGACATGTATTATGCGTTTGCAAAACCACTTACTGGTCGTAGCACTAGAGCTGATCGTAATGCATCAATGCACGACAGAATTGCAAATGTAGTAACTGCATTTAATGAAGGTCTACCAGATGAATTAAAACTTGCTACTACATCAGTACAAGATTACAACGGTCAGCCAACAGCCATTGATGCGTTATCGGCAATGGAAATGCCTATTAGAGGCAACAATGTCGGTGACTTCTTTACTCAAGGTTACCCATTACAGATGCTTGACATCATGGACACTGTAATGAATGGGCAGGAGTTGCGATTCTCTGATAACTATTACCGTTCCACTGGTGCAGCGTATGCTATGTCACGTGTACGTGATGTTGTATTTGGAAGAAACAACGTCGCTGGATACTCTAACTTCTTAAAGCAATTAGCTGATCCTAACCCAGCAGTAAATGAAAAGGCTAGTCAGTTACTCTATGCAACTGCACATATTCTTGATTTACAAGAAAGAGAAATGTCATCTGCTCGTTACAACTGGAAGAGCCAAAAATACACGCTAGTATCCAATTCGTTTAAAACTCAGAAACAGTTGCTAATGAAAGATGGTGCTGGTGGATTATATAACGTTGATTTTGCACTGAATCAATCTCGTCCAGTAGTAGTTGATCCAAGTAATCCATTGACATTACTTAAGGGTGACGTGCTTGGTAATAGATATCCAATCACAACACCGGGTTACCGCATGAAATATCAAGCAGCACCACAAGGCAGTGTGCCTGAAGGTTTGTTTGACATAAACACGCTGTCACCAGTTGAAAAGACTAACTTCTTGCGTGACGGTTCTGTGGTTATTATGCGAAACACGCCGTTCCACAATCCGTCGCTTGAGCGAGGAATTTACTTATACAGAATTACAAGCCCAGTCAGGATGAAGATTGTCGATCCTAGGGCAGAGGTAGATACATCTGTTCCTTATTCCGTACAGCTATTGTCAAATCCGTTTTTAAGTTATCGTGCAGTTACCGATGACAATGGAACTATTACGCAACTGCAAAGCGTTCAGGAGTATCGCCAGCAAAGTGCTTCTGACCTTATTAGGTTAGCAGCACAAGCATACATGCCAGATGCATCGTCCGATACATATGAGCGTATTGATAATTTAGCTCAGAACTCTATAGTTCCACATGATGTATTCGTAGCTAAAATGCTTGTTGCTGAGGCTGAGCACGATGATCCTTCAGTGATACCAGCCGAATGGCGAACAAAGATGGGTACTGATTATCGTGTTTCTAAAATTATTCAGCCTGATTCTGGTGCAGAGATTGATATCACTCAATCAGCTATTGTAAACAATGCTCGCAAGGGTACATGGTTGAGTAGTGGTGATATTTTTGAGGATGCTATTGATTCATTTACACAGGAAGAAATGGATTTAGTAGATGGACTTGAGCCATATGACCCTAATGTCCATTCTGACCCAGAAGCATTTAGTCAGTGGAGGCAACAACGGTATACGGATATCGTGGACAAAATGTTTGTCGTTGGTGAACCAGACCGTTTGATTTTGAAAAACGACCCAGATAACAATCAAATAGGTATATCTGTCGATGGTAAGGATGTTTACATGTCCATACCAACTGCTGACTTTGATAGTGTAGGAAACACATTATTTAGTTCTGGTTCTAGTACAACACCTTTTGGTATAACTCCCGGACAGTTACGTGCATTGCAATATCGCGTGATACCGGGACGTACTCGTTTAAACAGATTTTTAAACGGTGCTTGGACAGAACTTAATGCAACAAATATTGTTCAAAGATTAAGCTTAGACTTTGCGCGACCATTCTTACAGAATTTCATGGTTGCATTTATGGATCCTAAAAATAGTGCGATGCAGTTTTATGGACTGGCAGGATTAGCTCCAAACTTTACTAAGCCCGGTGCTCAGAAAATGCTTGGTACTACTCCATTGCAAAGACTTGCAAGTTTCTTATTAGGTCACTCGAAAGAAACAGCATACGGCGACAAGGCATATCACGCAGTTATAGGTGGTTTGTTTAACAAGTATGGTACTCCGGGTAGCAAGATTGGTGCAGGAATTCCATTTGTCCAACAGCGAACTGTTGGTGGTAAATACGTCAAGCCTGTAATTTCAGGTGTGAATATGCCTGAACGTGCATACACTATTGCTGATCTCAATGAGATGGGATTATCAACTCAATATGGAGAATGGTACGAAGCTGCGTCTGCAATGAATGCATTAAACCCCGCGATGGCAATGGAAGACATACCTATTCAGTTATCGCAAAGTGAGTTCATTGGTAAGGGAGTTATAGCACAGAGGTATCCTCTTGTTGGTGCTACTGAACGAGCTGGCGTAATGAGTACTGATATCTTACGCATCAAAATGATGCTTGAATACGCTGCATATATTGATGACAATTTGCCAGCATTTGCATTAGGTGACGATGCAAGCAGGGGGCAAATGGAATACGTTGCTACTCAGTACAAGAAAAACTATGCTCGCATATTAAACACGTTGACTGGTGTACCTGCTGGTACAGACCCCGGATTAAATCCTAAGTTACAGGAAAAGTATTACACTGCATCGCAGTTATATACTGCACCAAACTGGTTTAAGGCTGTTGGGAATATTACTCTTGTACCAGCTGCATTGCAGTTAGCATCTGGAATGATGCTTAACAATGCAATGCGTCCAATTTTAAAGAAGTTTGACGGCGGCATTGGATACAACGTCATTGACGTTGGTCCGCAAGCTCGTTTCTTTGATGCGTTGCAATTTAATACACCGAAAGCTGGTACTCGTGTATTTACACCGGGCGCTGAATACTTACGGCGTGTTGCTACTGCATTGATTGGCTTATCATCATTGCACTACATAAATAATGAGGTGATAGCACAAGCTAGTAAAGCTGCCATAGCAAAGAAAGCAGGGCAACACATTAGCGACACGATATGGACACAGATTGCGGGCGTTGATGAAGAAAACGCAATGATGTGGACCGTAAAGCCAAAGCCTATTATTGATAAAAACAATTTACGTGCAACTGGTCGAGTGAGAACTATTGGCGATGTACAAATAAACTATCCTGCTGCAATCATGGGATTCCAGAAGTTTATAGTTACGCCTGCTTTAAACATTGATCAAAGTATTAATGAGGGAATGTCTGCACCTGCAGCTATTGCTAAGGAAATGACAAAACTGTATTTCCTTGATCGCCTGAACCCTATGTATGGAACTATGCGTGGTATGTACACAGGTCAGGAATTTGATGGAAAACCATCTTTCCAGAAGCATCCCGGCATGGAATACTTACGCGCTAACAAGGATCAATTATTAAGTGCTATGCGTGGGCATCCATACGAATTGGTATTGCGTAAACTTTTAATGCAATATCCTAATGGTGCTAGTCGCATGGCGATTGATCACGAGATTATTCCTATACAGAACTTCTTGCGTGAGCTTGAGCAATTAATTTATCGTTCTCCAGATTTAAATCTTGAGTATGACCCAAAGGTTACAAATTTGCGTATGAATATGTTTGGACGCTTAATCGGTATTGAAAACGCTTATCGTAGTCCATATGTTGATGATATTGCTGAACTTAAAATCTTAAAGACGAGCGGTGGAGCTGCGCTTAAAGAGATGATGGAGTATCAATACGATTATCCAAACGCTATTGATATGATTAACGCACACGGATTGTCATCACTTTGGGAGGGTATACCAGATAGCGGAGACGTAACTTTACAAGATATTAAATATCCGGGAATGCCAACATCTCCAATTATATTTGAAAGTACCGATCGCACAGAACGATTGCGAGCACGGCAAAAGCGTCGATACAAGAAGAATTTTGAAACACTGTCGAACGAACAGATACAGAAGATTATTGAGGAGGTTGGTCCATAATGCAAAGCTTTGTAGACATTGCACGAAAATACATCGGCGTAAGTGAACAACCTGTTGGTAGTAACTGCGGACCATTAATTGATCGATGGAATACGTTGGTCAACGCTCCTATTGGAAGCTTTTGGTGTGCGTCATTTGTAAGCGGTGTAGCATCGGAATGGGAAAGTAAGAGTGGTTTGGATTGGCCTTTATGCTTTAGTGCAGACTGCGATGTCTGGCTTGCTGTGGCTAAGAAGCATGGGATACTGCATCGTACGCCCATGAGTGGTGATCTTGTATTGCTTGTAAAGACCCTAAAGAATGGACGGCAGGATGCATTCCATATTGGCATTGTTGAGGGGCAGGATGAAAATGGAGTTTGGTATTCCATTGAGGGGAACAGTAATAACGATGGAAGCCGTAACGGATATGAGGTAGCTCATCGACCTCTATACAGGAACCGCAGTAAGGACGCACTGTATTTTGTTCGACCGTGGTCATTGTTACAAAATGGACAAGATTGGAAGATTGTATATGGTGACAAACACATTATTGCGTTGGTGCAAAACGGTAGAACCTACGCGCCTGTCAGGGATTTTGTTCGGCTTGTCGTTGGGGATGATTCTTTATTGGCTTGGGAAGATGGGCCAGTCCTCAACGGTGAAGCACTGGCCATTCAATGTATTCTACGAGATGGCAAATCGTATGCGTCTGTCAGAGATATTGCCCGTAGTCTTAATTTTGACTGCGTCGTCAATAATGACCACAAGAAAGTCTACTTAAAGAAACAAGTCGTCTGATGTGAAGTCAGTGAAACGGGCGTACTTACTCTCAAAGTTGAGTAGTGATACGCCTGTTCTACCATTACGGTTCTTGGCCGTTATGATTTCTGCTTTATCAATATCATCCACGTGATCATCCAACTGCTTCTTCTCGTAGTATCCAGCCCTGTAAATAAACTGAATCACGTCTGCATCTGATTCAATATCACCGGACTCACGTAAGTCTGACATCATTGGTCGCTTGTCTTGCCGTTGCTCCACTGCACGAGACAATGATGATAGTGCTATAACAGGGCAGTTGAACTCACGAGCAATGTCTTTCAGTCCACGACTAATCACACCAATATCCCTAGTCCTATTCTCGGACTTGACATTTGCTGGCATCGTTATCATCTGTAGGTAATCAACTACAATCACCCCAACCTCGGCAGCCTTCTTCATGCTGTTGGCTGCTTCCCTAATTGATTGCAGTGTAACTGTTTGATCAGCAACGACTTGTATTGTTAGGCTCTTGGCTGTTCGAGCAATAACTGAAAGACTGTCTTTATCGTAGTTAGATAGCTTCTTTGACTGTATAGATTGACTGTCTACTCCACTGTATATGCTAAGCATCCTAGCAGTAACCATAGCCTTAGACATTTCTGCGCTAACTATTAGAACCCCGGTACGCTTCTCTTCATTGCGTAATGCAAGAGCTGCATTCCATGCATACTGTAGACCAAGACTTGACTTACCCATCGACGGACGACCACCAACGATGATTAACTCACCGTCACGCCATCCACCAGTAATGCTGTCAACCTCTGTGAATCCGCTAGAAACACTGTAGTCTATTGCGTCTTCAGTGCGGTGGATGGCTTCTGTTGTAATGTCAGAAATTAATACAGATAAATCATCTACAGCCTTTCCGGATTGAATGAATGTAACAGATTTATTTAAATCGGCGATTATATTTTCAGTAGCATCATCACCAGTAGATGCTCGCTTACTCGCATGTTCGGATGCAAATATAATCTCACGTCTCTTGTGGTATTCCCACACAAGGTCAGCGTAACTATTACAGTGACCTGTAGTTGGTAGTAGTTCTGCACATTGCATAAGATATGCAAGTCCGCCACATGCCTCTAACGCATTACGTTTTACTAATTCCTCATTGATCGTAACAATGTCTATCTCTTTGTTGGCATCATCTACAGCTTTATATGCATCCCATATCAAACTGTGGGCAACACGATAGAACATAGACTTGTCAATGCGTTGCATTGACTTGAATAGTTTATTGCCACCGAGAAGAATAGATGCTATGAGTGATTGCTCACTCATAACATCGTATGGAATCTCTATGTTAAAACCAAGACTCTTACTGTTGCTCATTAATATAATCCGTTAATCTGACCAATAACACTTCACTAATAACATCGGCAAGTTGTTGCCCTTTGAGTGGTGGCTCTACTCGCCATGCACGTAAACCACCCGTCTTGCGCAACACTAGCACAACAGTAGGATGTAACTTGTTTGGGTCAAGCCCAAGACGTATCGCTTCTGATATGTCTTGTGTAACCATGTGTGGTTGCGCATCGCCGTACTTTGCTATTGCTACGTTTAGCAATACCTCAGATGGTGTAGGGCGAAACTTTGTGCGTGTGAGAATACGTTGCATACCAAGCTTGATATCCTCATCTGGTAAACCTTTGACTGCAACCCTGTATACAGTATCGCTAGTCTCTGTCCATGGTATCGAGCTAGGTAGTTGTGAAAGAATCGCCAGCAATTTATCAGTCGTTGTCATTGAACCAATCCTCTATCTTTGCAGTTTTTGTAACTTTTCCATACGTCGATGAAGCATACGTATCCCAATGCTTCCATAGTGATCTAACTGTAATCATCTCTAATTGCCACTTGCTTTTGAGTGTCTTGACTTTGTCGATGACATCACTTGGCTTTACTCCAGCCTTATGCATTTGCCAGATGATTAATCTATTGTTTTTCCAATCTTTATCGGTAATATTGTCACTTGAGAATGGACCCCACCTTTCAATCATGAATGCTTGCATAAGAGGGAATGCAGGGTCATCTTCTTTAGCAACCTCCTTCTGTACTTGCTTTACCGCTTGTACCTTTACGTTGTCCGAATGCTGTACAGAATCTGGAAACAGCTTGTATCCATTACTTGTTGTTCTCCCATTCGGAGAAGTTCTGCCATTGATTTCCAGCAAGCGACAGTCATTAATTTTCATTGATGACAGATGATGTAGTGCAGTCTTCACTGTTGTCTCTGACAAGCCTGTGCATTCACACAAACGTTTGATGCTAGGCCAGCAGTATCCCTCATTGTCAACATGCATAACTAAAGCCATGAATGTGACAAATCCAGATGGTGTAAAGCTCGCAATGTGATTGACAAGTAGTCTGTCAATCTGCACAAAGCCAGACGACGATGCACCGGACAAGCCGAAAGACTTGCCGTTAAATACAGTAATCATTGAAACTCCTTATTGGTTATATGGACATTGATCGCAGTACCTTACTCGTTGAACGTCGTCATCTTCAGATAACTTAGTAAGACCTGCGTCGTATATTTCTTGTAGTGGTATTGGTGTAGTACTGATCAAGGACAGTGCCTTATTGACATCATCAACTGACCAGCCTGATGGTATTTCTATTGTTTTAAGTGGTTTCTTTTCTTCTTCTTTTTCGCCTTTCAACTCACGTTCAAGCTCTGTTACAGATATCCCACGAGCTTTTGCAGACTCTAGGATTTGTTTCTGTTGTTCCGTGCCCATATTTGCGACCAAGCGATGGTGAGTCCAGCTAAGACCTGCAACACGGTTACTAATAGGAACATGATTAGAAACCCAACTCCAGTTAGCAAGGCTCTGATAAGCGCAACCAGTAGCATCCATAGCCTGTGCATACTTTTCACCATAACGTTTTTGTCCGTAGTTAAGTGCGTCTCCAATTGCAAACTGAAACGCTGTAGTTAATTGTTGTAGTGTAGCCATCAGCCGTAACCACTGGTCATATTCAATGTCGTGATTGAACTGTAAACCTACGTCTGTAACACTTACTGCATCTGGGATACTGCCTATGTAAACTAATTCGTCACTCATTCTCTTTCTTTCTTTGGGACAAAAGGACCACGGTGTTGATGCCGTGGTCCTCCATTTGGTAGTTGTTTTCCCCTGTGTTGATATAGTTTCAGGGGCAATGCAATCTTACTCCTCTGTGTCTGTGGCTGTCAATGCTTTGATAGATACATTTTCTGTGGCTTCTGTCACAGAGAAAATATCTGGGTATTGTTCTACAAGTGTGAGTTGCACCTCTTTCGGTATCTTACTTTTGTAGACTTTGTATTGAAGCTGCACAGCATCAGTCGAGATAGGAATGACCAATGCTGCTTTTTCTTCATCGTGAATCGTAAACGTTGGTTGTGTGTTGCGAAATGCAACTTGACCCCATGGACACTTCCATGTCTTTGCCTTGCCGATAAGTTGTTTCCTGGCAAAGTCAGCAATCTGTGCACCATACCGTGCTTGCAGCCACTGGACTTTGCGTTCTCTGTCCTTAACCATTTGCTTACAACGATCAATGACAGACTGCATGGCAAGTTGTTCAGCTTTTAATTCTGTCTCATATTTTAGTAAACGCTGCATTGCTAAAAGAACGTCATCTTCTGATACCAGTTCCTCGCCAAGCCATCCATCAACTGGGCCAGCATATTCGCCAGTTTCTTTGTCCCAGTAACTATCACCGATAATGTCAAACTTATTTGTGTCCATTAGTTATTCTCTTCCTCTGATAAAAAGACTGCTTCTGCTTCTTCTGGTGTGTTGAATCCCTGTAGTACTTCAATAACAAGCCGTAGGTTTTCATCATTTGTATTGGTATGTCCAGCAAGACGTGCGAATACACGCTTCATATCTGATGGCGTGATATCTGCACCCCATATACGCTTGCACTCAAAAGCAAATTGTTTTCCCGGTGTAAGTGTGGAAGCCTTAGCTTGCTGTGGTGCATCGACAATGCGCATGTCACCAGCTGGTGTAATCGGTTCTTCTAACTCCTGAGCAAACAGCGTTCCGTACCCACACAAGGCCAGTGCTCGCCCAATGGCGCCTGTCTCTGCCTTTTCACGGTAATCAGCAAAGTGCTTTTCGTGTTCTGTCTTGTGAGCTTTAGCAATAAGTCTGCCTGATGAATCAAGAATCTCGGCAGCAAAAGTACAGTAATCAGCGCCCGAAAGTTCGGGCACTGCATACGTTTTAATTGTCCAGTCTGCATGGTCCTCACGGAACCATGCAATACGAGCAGCAACAGGTAAATATTGCTTACCTTTTAAATTTAAAAAGTGATCACGTGGGTTAAACATTTTTTTCTCCTTCATCTATCCGTAAGACTTTGCTTGTTTCTAAGCCTTTCTTTACATTAAGTAACTCACCGTCTGTATATACATAGTCTTCCTCTTGTACCAACTGTTTAAACATGATTGATTTAATTTCTAGCTCATCATCTACTATTGCTTGAAACAGATTTGGTTTGTCGTTATACAACTTTGCCATTAGTACAGATGCTGACAGTTGTACATATAACTCACCGTTGTCTGTACGAACACGTTCACCGTTGATCTCTGCGTAATGCCAAATCGTGGCAATCGATGAATAGATAGTTGGTGTAGGAGCATAAGAACTAAGTATGTTCTCGCCAATGTTAGTGCCAGAAACTAACATTGGTACACCATTGAGCATTACAGCGCGAGCTAAAAGACACAGCTCTGTCACTGAAATATTTGTAATGTCATGGACGCCAACTAAGTCATGCTTCTCAATGTATTTTTGTGCGTGTTCTAATTCTGTCCATGCTGGTATAAAAAACCAACCATCTTTATCAACACTAAGAAACGACGCGCTGTCATCTTTTTTCGTTGCTACATGTACACGTTCATATTTTGATGTGTCAATCCAAACGTCGTGATTATTAAATGCCACAGGGCATTTGATTACAGAATCCAATTTAATTTCTCCAGTTTACTTTCTACATTCAATCTTTTATCGATAGCAGTAACAGCATTTACTACATCTTCTAATGTCCTACATATGGTTACTACACTTTTGTTTGCTAGTTCTTGTTGTTCTTTACGCACAGCTCCCTTCGGTGTTTTAAGCTCTATTCCAATTGCAATGCCATGCCATTCTTGTTTGTGTATATACAAATCAGGAGCACCTACTGTGTTGCCTTGCCATCCAGTTGAATAATGGTATTTGTTGCATGACGGACATTTTGTTTTGCCACGCGATTTACCAACCTCAATTACTGTATAGCCACAAGCGCTCAGTAAGGTGATGACTTGCTTTTGGAATAAAGCTTCAGAATATTGTGTAGTTTTCATTTCCCATCAAAGATACGTCGATGCAGCAGCAATAACAACATACTTATCCAGAAGAATAAAAGCTTCCAACCTATATCGGTGTCTTGTTCAGGTTCTTCGTACTTCAAAGTGTAGGTACTCCCACACTTTATCGATATGGTCAATTTTTGTTCCGTCTTGCCATTTGAGGTATCCCTCAACCTTTAATGCAACACGTGCGGATAGTGCCGTCGGCGCTCGTAGTATTAGTTGCAGGATGTTTGGATACATCAATGCATTGTTCAACGCATGAGCGACTGGTTTAGATAGTTGTGAGTATGTGTGTTTGGCAAATGATTCGTATTCATCGCCTGTGATTTTAATCTGTGTGTTGTACATATGTTCTTTATATTCACCATTAGCAACAGTTGCTTTGCAGATTAGCCGTTTAGTCCAACTGCCATTCAATAAAGCGATTATGTGTCTACGACTCCACGTAGACCAAGAATTTGGAGACATGTATGCGTCAATAGTCACTGTTGTTGCAATGTTTTTACTAACGCTTAGCTGTATCCATAATTGATAGATGATCTTTGCTACAAACTGATTACTGACTGCTACGTTGTGACCGTTACCGGACACAACATAGCAGACAGGGTGATAATTACTACGTTTACGTGTAGGCATTAGTATCTAGGTTGTAGCATACCCTTGTGGCGGGAAACGCAATATCCGCACTTCCAAGGTGGAGTCCATTTACCAGATAGGAACTCGTCAATTATCTCGGCAATAGTTACACGCACAAGTGTAGATTCATCGTATTGATTCTTATTCTTATCGGTAATCCATATGATTTGATCGTTGTACCAATACAGGTTGTCAATAGTGCGTATCTCTTCTGCTTGTTCTGTACTACCATCCCATTCTTTAGGCATTCGGAATGTGACAATTTTAAGGCGCCATTGTGGCCACGATAAAGAAACAACTCCATTCAGTCCAATTAGTGGCTCTAACTTATCCCATCCATCTTTGTAATCACTATTCTTTTTCATGGCATCCAGCAAATTAATTAAATCTTGTAACATACGAACCTTTCAATTATTAAAGTAATACATGAGTATACCTTACTCACAAGTGCAGTTGGCTTCCCAGTTCTTACACTCATCACAGGTTTCAGCACCCATGAGGTGATAGTCATCATCTTCTAACTCATCGCCGCTACGTTGTTCAGAACTATATCCTTCGTGGTCTGCCCATATATTGCCAGCAAAACCCATTCCGGGTTCTGCATATCTACAACTGAATCTTAGGTCTGGGAATTGTGTATACATATTGCGTATCCATTGATCAGGTGGACCCCATGCTGTATCAAAGGCAATTGTTATATGACCTTCCTTGAAGTCTAAATAGCAGGTATCACAAGCTCCCCACTTTGTACCCCAGTTGTTGTACTGCCAGTTAACATTGCCGTTGCCATTCTCATCTAATGGTTCTGGTACAGACTTATTAAAGTCTAGTACTGACGTGCTTGTCTCATACTTTGTAGTGTGTAACTCAGCCCAAGCAGACACCTTGTCTGCTGGGCCGGTAATCGTTAACTCATTCATACACCAATTAGGCATTGTCTTACTCCTTATCCGTAAACCAACTCACCGAATACTATTATCTGTAGCATTGTGTCAATGACATCTTGATCAACCTGCTGTTCTTCTTCAAACGATCGATCGCCTTTTTTCCATGCCTTTCGTAAATAGGTCAAGATATCAATAGGTAATACCCAACATAAGAACCCCTCTTCATTATGTATGCCTATGCGCCACTCGGTCGATTCGTCAATCCAACTTGCAGTCCATTCAGTTACCCATTCACAATGATGTAACGCCTCTGTAATTTGGTCATACCAAAACTCTCGGTCA